TTCTCTAAATTAATCCATATAAATAATAATACAATCGTTTATCCTGAAACGGACGGAAGTAAACCATCAAGGTTGAAGAAACGCTCTTTTAAAAGGAGTATGTATGGACTTAATAAAAGACCTACGAGCTCAAAAAAAAGAGATACAAAAAGAAATCTCCGCAAGAGCTCAGTTAAGAAAAAGAAGTAAAGATAGTATTGCCAGACCAAAGGCAAAGAAAAATCTTTTTTCTAACGATCCACGATTACAAGGAATTTAATGTTTAATTGGTGGGAAAAGATTATAGGATTTCTTTTACTATGTTATATAGGTTATGTTATAATCTGTATGATACTAGGAACATTTGATATTCTTTAAGACTTTCAAGTGCCATATAAATAGAACGTATGGCACTTGATAAAAAACATTATAAAGAATATAAACTTGATATTGATATTGAAAAATTAGGTAAAGCATATTTAGATTTCAAATTTCATTTAGGTTTTCGTAAAGATGATAAGTCACTAGCTGACTTTAATGCTATCTGTGTTAATAGAATACCAGGTGATGAAAAATCTATATTGGGTGGAAACATTAGAGGTTTGTATTGGACTATGGCTGATACAACAAATTATGAAGAACAAAGATTAGAACCTGTCAAAGAAAGTTTATACACAGAATTGTGTCCAGAATTTAAAAATACTTATATTGAAGAAGTATATAATTTAGTTAAATCTAAATTTAAAATAGGTCGTATGAGATTTTTAATGAAACCACCTCGTACTTGTTTAAGTTGGCACCGTGATCCTGAAATGAGATTACATATTCCTATAATTACAAACAAAGGTAATATTATGGTTATTGAAGACACAGCTTTTCATATGCCAGCTGATGGAAGTGGTTATATAACTGATAACACAAAGTACCACAATTTCTTCAACGGAAGTGAAGTAGAAAGGGTACACTTGGTTACCACAATACTAGAACATAATTGTTTAGATGATGATTGTTGTAAGCTGTGTTAAGCTGATACAACACTCATTAAATCAAACGGTACACGCCATTTAGCACCATTACAGTTTACAACCGCTTTTACACGACCAAACTTCTCAATGACACCCATACGCTTTTGACCATTCGCTCTACCAAATGTAACTTTAGTACCAACTTTAAATTGGTCAGCTTTTACACTTTTTAAAGCTTGTTCAATAATGAACAAATGCTCACTGTGACTAGGTTCCTTAATCCATTTTAGAATTTTAGGCAAGTCGTTAAATTTAAGATCACTCATTAGTCCTCCTTTTTCATTAATTGTATTGTCTTAAATAGGGAATGTTTTTTTAAGAGTTTCTTTCCCTTTGCAATTCTTTTTTCTAATCTTTTAATAGATTGTTTTTCTTGCATTTCTTTTAAACCTTCTTCAGCAAACTCTGACCATACACCGTTCATTAGTAATCCTCCTTTGATTGTAATATCAATGTTAGTATACCTGTTGAAATACCAACAAGAGCCATTACAAAACCAACTAGATAATTGTCGGCCTCTACTGCGCCTGTGGCACCTACCATACTCATTATAAAAACAACACCAAAAAATGTTGCCATATAGTCTTTTACTTTATCCATAGTGTCCTCCTATTTTAAGTACAATGGACCAGTCCATTGAATTGCATAATTACCAGTTAATACATTACCTCTAGCCGAGTTCAAAGCAGGTTTGTTATAACCAGCGGCTTTTAGTATATCACCTTTTTTAAATCTACCAGAGTCTTCTTTCATTACAAAAGCGAAGACACCAGTATCCTGTACAATCTTAATATACTTTTTACCTTCACTTATTTTTGTTTTGTTATCCCAATCAGCAACAGAATCTTTTGCCCATTGTGATTGTTCGCCGTGAGCGTTTGTAGACCATCTTTTATAATCATCTTTGGCACCTAACATCATATTAGTAATACCATCTTTTAAGTTATCTGCTGTTTTTTCTACTTTTATCATTAGTCCTCCTTATATACCGTAGTTTTCAATTGATTCACCGTCTTGTGCAAGTGCTTCACTTAAATAATAATCTTCTTCTGAAATCATATTATTTTCATCTGACATAAATTCTAAATTTTTGTCAAATATCTTTTCGTTTTTAGTCTTTTTTTGTTTTTTCTTTTTCATAGTTTGTCCTCTGTTGTTCATATGATTATATTATAGGGAATAAATAGTAAAGTACAGAAAAAAATTGGTAAAAAATGCCCAAAAAACCCTTAATTATAGTCACTTTTTCACTTTTTTTGTTCTTGTTTTGTTCTAATTGTTCAAAAGAGTGTAAGATTCGGCCAGATTTAGAAAAAATTGATGAATCAGCAGCACAAGTGAGTTGTAAATTTTAAGATAAATAGAAATAAAAAAGAAAAAATATGAAAAATTGTCAAAATTGTGGTCACATATGCCACTGCGGTACAAGTTGCACGCAAGAACACAAAGATGGTGACGGAAAAAACATTTTAATTTTGTGTTGTAACAATTGCCGTTGTAAAATTGATGAATATTTTGGACCTGGCGATCCAGAATACGATAGTTTGGACATTGATTCATTTAATGGAGCGTGAAAAATGAGTAAAATGAGAATATTTAAGTTTTGGAATGAAAAAGGTGATGAAAAAGAAAAAGAAGCGATGAGTTTAAAGAAAGCTGTAATGTCAGTACAAGGTGATTACAAAGATAAAATGATTAGTGTTGAATATATCACTAAAAAAGGTAAAAAAATTGCCCAATCTGTAAAAATACCAATGGGAAGAAAAATTAGACAATCAATTTTACAAGAACAAAGAAGATTAGCTAAAAAAGCAGCAATGGAGGCTAGAAGATAATGGCTAAAATGGCTAAAAATTTTGTTGCTCATCAAAGTATACCAAAAAAGACTTCACAAGCGCCTAAAAAACGTAAGTGTAAAATGAGTTCTATGAACAAACACAAAAAACGAAGTCTAAAATTTTATAACGGACAAGGAAGATAGTGCCAGCAGTAAGTAGAGTAGGTGATAGTCTATCAACAGGCCACGCCTGTACAGGATCAACGACTATAGCGTCATCTAATACCGATGGAACTGTAAAAGTAAATGGTATAAATGCCATAGTTGTAGGGGCACCTACAGTTAGTCATCCTTTTCCACCAAACCCTCCTTGTGCGCCACACGTGGCTAATCTAAACGTGGGTTCTTCATCAGTAAAAATCAATAGTATATCTGTGGGTAGAATTGGTGATAGCGCAGACGCAGGAGCAATGACTTCAGGTTCTTCCAATGTTTTTGTTGGATAACGTATAAATATTAGGGTTATGCCAAATTACGATGCAAGTAGTACAAACAATTCTAAACGAGCTTCTAGGTCTTTTAGTGATTTAGATTTAGACTTTGGTAGAAATACTGTTACAAATGATGTTAACAAGTTGACTAATGTTGAGGCAATAAAAAGAAGTGTAAGAAATTTGATTAACACTTCACACTTTGAGAGACCATTTCATCCAGAAATAGGTTCTAATGTTAGAGCTATGTTATTTGAGCCATTAATGCCATTAACAGCTTTAAACTTACAAAGAAAGATACAAGAAGTTTTAGAAAACTTTGAGCCAAGAGTAAGAGTTAGTCAAATTATAGCAAGACCTGATTATGATAGAAACGCTTATGATGTTAGAATTATGTTTTATATCGTAGGTACAACACAACCAGTTATAGTACAAACATTTTTGGAGAGATTAAGATAATATGCCAAGCAATAAATTAGAAGTATCAGATTTTGATTTTGATGATATAAAATTAAATCTTAAAAAATTTTTACAAGGTCAAACAGAATTTCAGGACTATGATTTTGAAGGTTCTGGTTTTGCTGTGTTACTTGATACATTGGCATACAATACACACTACCTAGGTTTCAATGCTAATATGTTAGCAAACGAAATGTATTTGGATAGTGCAGACGTTAGAAAAAATATTGTGTCATTAGCTAAAATGCTTAATTACACACCATCTTCAGTAAGAGCACCTACTGCAAGTATTGATGTTACAGTTAACAATGCAACTGGTACATCTTTAACAATGACAAAAGGTACAGTGTTTACAACTTCAGTTGATGGAGTATCATATGAATATCTTACAAA